CAACTGCAACCTGGGGTATACCAGACCCAGGTGCTGCCTTACCGCGATAACCTCTCCATGGAGGTGGTGGTAAGGGTTGGGTTGCAACAGACCGTTAAAACCTACCGGGCGATCCCACAGGGCGATGCTGACCCTACCATGATCGGTACCAACACGGCCATGGCGGACTTGACCACCAAAGATGCCTTGAACATGGTCAGCCTAAGCTTCCAGTTGCTGGACCCAGGCTTTGCTATCTTGCGCAATGAGCCCATCTCCGACCACATGCTCATGGTGACCCTGCGCGATACCTTGCACTATCAATGGAGCAAGGGTGGGGAGACGTTGGGACTTACCGGGGCTGATCGCTTTCGGGGGGTGGACATCGAAGAGCCGGTGGACAATACACGGGTCTTCAAACAAATCATCATTCCCCCAATGAACCTGATCAAGCTGGCAGAATGGATGCAGGAGAATGATCAGTTTGGCTTCTACAGCAAAGGGTTGGGCAGCTACTACCGTAAGGGGATGTGGTACATCTACCCGCTGCTCAAGATTGGGCGTTACCAAACTGCGCGTAAGGTGGCTAACATCTACCGTTTACCTGAAGACGTTTTCCCAACGCTTAAGAACAGCTGGTTTGTAGACGATAAGGTCTTGACCATCCTGGGCACTGGCGGGGGTGATAACGTGGACGGCTCTGACATCATGAAGATGAACAAGGGCTCAGGTAAGCGGGTAGTGAGCTCAGATGCGATCATGGGGGAGACAGGGCGCTACTTTGCTAAGGGTCAGGCCTTGACCACACGCGAGGACTCCTTGAGCGAGTACAAGACCTCTGAGCGTGGCAGTGGTGAGGAGTACATCCCTTTCCACAGCACCCCGACCAACAACCTGTGTAAACTGTTGTCTCAGAATGCTTACGCGGATGGATCGATTGTAAGCATCAACTGGCACAACTCGGATGTGGAGCAACTGGTGCCTGGAATGCCGTGCCGCTTCTTCTTCATGCACGGCAGTGACACCTTGATGTACCGTGAGGGAACCGTCATCAGTGCACGGGGTGAAACTCAGCGTGATAAGGACACCCCTAACCCGGTGTTTCGTGAACACGCCTATCTGGAACTCTTTATCAGTAACCAGACGGTAACCGTGACTGCTTGACAGTATTTTCTGTCTAGGGCAACATGCTTATACCGTCATGGAGTTCTTTGCGAAAGCAGGGGAGGAAAGATCCCCTCCTTTTTGCTTGTACCTTTAGGTAGTTATTCTCACTAAAAGAGAGATCAACAATGCACAGACAAGAAGAAAGCCAAGAAGTCACTTTTATTACCCCCGCAGAAGCTACAATCGAAGACCACAACTTGATGTGGGTAAAGCCCCAGTTGTTTCATCAAGGTTATGGGTTGGGGTATCTTCCAGAGAACTTCGAAGCAATGCCCCATGAAGAGCAGGTCAGAGTCTCACATGCTACTTTGGTAGGTAATGAGTACAGCATGGAACAGCTGCAACTTTTCCTGCAAGTGAGCGACGAGGAGTTGCCCTGCGAGATTACCCGAAAGGATGTGATCTACATGGTCCAGAAGCGCCTCCAGTGGGACCGTGACGTGATTACTATGTTCATGCTAGATATCCCAGCACCCATGCCTTAAAACGCACCCCAAGCAAACATAGAGCCACTAGCCTACCAGAGCAGACGCTCTGGTAGGCTATGCTTTCTTGCCTTTGCTGTTCTGTATTCTTTTCTCAGATTAAACAGGGGGATACATTCAGTACTTTCCGCCGTTTGAAAGCCTTTAGAAACAATAAGGAGATAGACCTGATCGAAAGCCAGGGTACCTGGGAATAATCCCAAAATGCAACGTAGCTCTTCTGTGGTCAATCGGACGCTAAGGAAGACTACAAGAACAACAAGCAACAAGCACAAGTCTTGCTTCTCTTGCCAATGGAAGGACCAATAAGCTGGAAGTAGACGCCTTGAGTTATACCAATAAAGACCGACTAAAAAATTACTGTTTTAAAGTCGAACATAAAATAACCCTTACCCTCCAAAGGCTTGCGCCTAAGGAGGATAGAGGGGTAGGTTTTCTCTTTAGATCGAGTCCCAATCGTTGACAAGCAAACCGTCTTCGTTGATCTTTTGTTGCAAGCTGCGCCTGAACCCAGGCTTGGTGTTGATGTCGTGCTTAAGCCCCACTACCGGATCAATGTCGTAGATGGCAAACCGCTTGCTGGGTTCACACCCTTCACCACGCTGTTTACCGATACAGAACGTCCAGTAGTTGCGCGTGTTGGTTTTGGCGACATGAATGGTGATCTCAACGTCAACTTCGTTGGTGATCTTGGTGGAGGTTTCCGTCAAAGACTTACCAGCCGCTTCACGGGCAAAGTAAACCTCAGACTCATCATCAGCTTCCTTAAGCATCTTCTTGGCTTCTGGAGACAGCTGGTGAGGTGTTACAAAGCAAATGCCACGTGCAATCATGAACGAGCGCACACGGCGGAACAGGATTTGGAGTTTGTCAGACTTGCTTTCACCTGGGATCTTGTCGATCGGTACCAGGCCCAAGTAGTCGTAACCGTACCAGATAATCTCATGACCTTTCATTTCGAGCGCACGGACACGGTCAAACATGTGTTGCATCGAATCTTTGTTAGCTTCGATTTGGTTGACGATCAAGAACCAACCATTTCTTCTAAAGCAGTTGATGATGGTTTCGACAATGTCCTCTTTCTCAGAGGTTTGGAATGCTTTGTCGTATGCGCCTTCGGCTTCGGTAGCCAGCTTGTACATGCGCATGATGATAAGGTCCATGGTGTCCTCAGAGGAATCCATGACCAGGGTTGGGATCTTAGTCTTGTTGCGCAGCAGCGGTTCGTTGTACATCCCCACCGAGGCCAGGATGTGGGCCATGGTCAGCGACTTACCGCGGTTGGTCAAAGCGTTGATCAGGTACATCTTGGAGCGACGCAGACCACCATCAGGCTCCAGTGCTTGGTTCAGCGCTTGCAGACCTAGGCGCAAAATACCTTGCCTGCTGTTTTCTTTCTTGGCCATCTCGATGATGTCAAAGAACGATTCAGGTGTCCCTGATGTGATCGTATGAACGATCTCGCTTTGGCGCTCTTCGTAGATCTCGTTCTGGCGTTCCTGAATCATGTCGACCAGGTTACCCCAGTCTTCCTTCTTCATCTCGTGCAATTCTTTGAAGTAGAAGTCGCGAATAGCGGATTTGAACTTCTTCTGAAAGGCTTCAGTCTCGCCACTCATCCGTACTTCGGTGATGTGCTTGTAGACCAGCTTCCGGGTGAGCTCGTCATCAGCGCAGTCTTCAAGCCCTGCTTCGATGGTCTTCTTCAACGACTCATCGTTCTTGCAGAACAACTCTACACGCTGAGTCAACAATGATTTTATGATTGGCTCATCGTTCGGCTGCTTAAGCAGCCACTCAATGGTAGCCCGAATACCTTCGCGTGTGGATTTATCCTGCTGGAATACGTCAGGGTTTGGCTTGGGTAGTTCTTCTAGTGTCTCGACCAATTCAGTGATAAGGTTGTTGTCTTTTAGCTTCTTAGCCTGATACAGAGCCGAAAGGATCTTAACCAGCACCAGTAAATCGTTCATTAAAAACTCCCCGGGAGCTAAAGATGATTTTGAAATATCCCAATGGACATCCATTAAAGTTTTTCTTTCTGACCAGAGCGATGGTGGACACTCTGCTCAGACAATCGATTCCGTTGCAGGACTTGGATAAGTTGTCAGTATACCATGGTGTCCTGACTTACGGAGAAATGGCGGGCATCCTTAAGCTGCAGCTTGCTGTGGCCCAGGTGCTGGGCGTCGCCATGCCAGATCCTTTGGCAGCGTTCGGTAGCGGCTATGATGGAGCGATGCTTAAGGAAGCATTTAATTCAACCAGCCGTGAAACCTTAGTCGAAATCTTCAAACGTGCGAACAAGTTTCAGATCGTGCCAATCGCACAAACCATTATTATGGTGGCAGGAGAAGCAGATGACCCGGTGCTCCCGGGTTGGGCATTGTTAGAAGGCGGTACCTTTTCAGCAGCAATGCTGGAAGCGATTTACAAACAGGCTGGGAATTGGAAACGCATGGGGCCCCCCGTTTCCCTTCCTTGGGGGGGGGATTTACCCTTGCTGAGGTTTTCAAACTTCTCAGCATCGAGAACCCCTAAGCAATACTGCATATTTTATGTGCAGCTCAACTTGCGCAAACAAATATATTTGTTTCAAACGTTCAACTCACAGGATCAAAACACATGGCCACGAAAAAACTGACGGCAGCGTTGAAACAGGACAACAACCTGTTCTTCGCCATCCGCTCTTCTCTGAACAACAACTCGTTCCTGGCGACCGTCAGCGGCAATGAAAGCTTCGACACCTTTCAAAGCTCGTTGGGCAGCGTTGCTGGCGTCGAAGGCATTGCTCTGAGCTCCAAGCTCAAGGACATCCGTGAAGGCGGTTTCGACGCGTTCCTCGGTTCGCAAAAGC